TCCTGAAGAAGCCTTCTTAGTATCTGGATCATCTGTGTTTGATCCTGAGATTGTTAACAAATTGTTACCATCTACGCCTATATCCACCCGTGTATTTAACTTACAAGCGGGTGCATTTGATGAAGGTAGAGAAGGTAGTTTAGAGTTGTGGCAGTACCCCGATTGGGAATCTAATTATATTGTGTCGGCAGATGTATCCTTAGGGGTAGGCCAAGACTATTCAACAGCTACTGTGATGAACACAGATCGTCAAGTTATAGCTATGTATAGGAACAATAGAGTTGATCCATCGTTATTCGGAGATGTGTTATTCTACCTAGGCAGGTATTTCAATAATGCCCTGCTAGCTGTAGAGTCTAACTCTATGGGTATTGCCACCCTAAACAGATTAAAGCAAATGAATTATGTGAATCTATATTATCAGACTAAAGCTGCTAATATGGATAATACTGAAGGTGATCGACCTGGATTCAGAACTACTAGTGCCTCTAAACCTATGATTATAGGTTATTTAAAGAGAGCTATCGAGGATGAAGACATAGGGTTACCCAGTAAACACATGATATCAGAATTAAAATCTTATGTGTCTAATGAGAATGGTTCTACAGGTGCGTTACCCGGTTGTCATGACGACACAGTTATTGCAGTAGCGATAGGCTTAGAAGTGTTAAGAACTCATGCTGACAAACTAGCTGGTAACAGAGTGTCTTGGAAGCAAAAGGGCACTATGTACAATAATGATTCACATTGGCTATAGAGCCTGAGAGAAGAAGATGAGTGATAAACCTAAGAAGCCAAAAAAGATTGATAAAGAAGATTTAAAAGTTCCAGGGACCAATTCGTATCCTAAGTACGTACCTGTCACCCCTGAGGAACATGCTGAGAATCTCACTGATGGGCAAAAAAGAGCTATGGCTCATCCCGGAGGTGAGAACTTAGTATTGTTTCGAGATAGAGCATCATCTGTAGAAGCAAGAGAAAAGAGTCAAGCTACTAAAGCTAAACGACGTGCTGAGATTAAAGAGCTAGGTCTCTTTGTTAAGGCATTAGACTCTATAGGATACGAGGTATCCGGCCAAGCACCTAAGGGTTTAGATGTGTTAAAGCTTCTCATGGTTAAAGCCATACAATCAGGTGATGACACAGAAGCTGGACGTTTGGCTTCTCTTGTGGCAGAATATGAGGCACCTAAACTTACTCGTAGAGATGTGGTTCAAACAACTGTTGAAGTTAAAGACTTAACAGATGAAGAACTAACAGCGGCTCTACAACAATTAGAAGTAGTTGAAACTGTGGAGTTATCTAAATGAATACAGGATATGTAAAACCTAAGCCACATGAAGCAGATCCAACTGGTGGTAACAAAGAGTCCTACGGAAAAGTTTATAAAGCTAAAATTGCTCGTAGTGCTAAGAACGAAAAGTCTGGTAAGTATAAAATAGATACTTATCGAAAATAACCTCAAATATCCAATGATAGTTTGTATGGCCTAATCTCGGAGATAGAATATGGCAAAGAAGAAGTTTGAGAAGGTAGACGACGATGAGCTAGTAGCTCTAGTTGAGAGTGGAGTAAAAGGTTCTACAGGAACTTGGCTCAACTCATCTGACCTAACACGTGAACGACGAATGGCAACCTACGAATATGCAGGTTTACCATTAGGACATTTAGCACCTGAAGGTGTTTCTGGAATTGTGTCATCAGATACTACTGAGACAATAGAAGCATACTTAGCTGTAATCTCTGATCTCATGTTAAACAATGAGAAGATTGCAAAGTTTGTACCTTACGATCAAACTCCTGCTGCTTTAAAAGCTGCACGAGAAGCATCTGATATTGTAAACTATTGTGTGTTTAAAAAGAACAATGGTTGGTCATTAATGAATACGTGGGTTAAGTCTTCATTACTTTGGAAAAATGCAATTATCCGTTGGGATTATGTAGAAGACTTTAGATACGAATATGAAGAATTTGATGAAATTAGTCAAGAAGCCTTGGATGAAAAGCTTGGTGACAAAAATGTTGAAATTGCAGGTGAGCTGCTTATTTCTTCTAGGACTGATGGTATCTATTATACTGATGTTCGCTTAAAGAAAAAGATTGACTTAAGCCGAGTTAAGATTGAAAATATACCTCAAGAGTCATTTCGAATTAGTCGAGATGCCACTAGTCTTGATGATGCAGCGTTTGTGGGAATTCAGATAGATCTTACCCGAAGTGAGATCAGGAATGAATATCCAGAGATGGCCAGTGAGATTAAAGACTGGGATGACTTAGGTGATGAAAACTGGACTTCTGAGTATTCAGAAGAGATTGCCGCACGTAAAGAGGTAACAGGGCAATCATACCATGCAACTAATGATAGAGACAATACTACCACATTAGAAGCTAATCAAGTCATTACTGTAACCGAGTGTTGGGTTAAAGTAGATCGTGATGGAGATGGTATTGCGGAACTTAAGCATATCATCATGGCGGGATATCATATATTATTTGAAGAAGATGTGGCGTGCATTAACTTAGCATCCATATGCCCCTTCGAAGTACCTTATGAATTTTACGGATTATCTGTAGCGGATATGACACGTAGTTCCACATTAGCATCTACAGCTATATTACGTGGATTTGTTGAGAACACTTACTTAACAAACTACAGTCCTCGTTTAGCTGATCCCAATGTAGTGGACTTCTCTGCGTTGCAGAACATGAAGCCTAAAGATATTATTGCAACTAATGGTGCTCCTCAAGGTGCTGTTGCTATGTTGCAACCTGAGACTATTAGTACTGGCACAGTACCTTTATTGCAACATTTGCAAACAAATAAAGAACAAGCCACTGGTATGTCTAAAGCTGCTCAAGGTCTTAATGATGAACTATATGTGTCAGGTAACTCTGAAACTAAGTTAGCAATGACTCAAACAGCTGCACAAAAACGTATACAACACATTGCACGTATATTTTCTGAAACAGGCTTTAAGCGTTTAGCTGAAGGTGTGTATCGTGAAATGAAAGCTAATATGAAAGAGTCAATGACTCCTGATTATACTGGTGTTTATGCAAATGTAGATATTTCCAAACTTCCTAATCACATGGATATGATTGTAGATGTAGATTTAGGTGAGAACAGTAACGCCAACAAGCGTGAAAAACTTACTGTAATCGCTACACAGTTGTTACCCTTAGTGAGAGAAGGTGGCCAGGAAATTATTTTACGACCTGATGTAACTGCAATCTTAGCTAATAATTTGCTGGCTAGCATGGATGAGAATCCTTTGGACTACTTAGAAGATTATAATTCTGAAGAGTTTAAGAATAAGGCTAAAGAATCCGCAGAGAAGAAACAGAAAGAAGCAGAAGAAGCTAAGAAATTAGTTACAGACGCAGAAAAGACCCAGATGGATCTTGCAAGGGCTAATGTTAATTATACTAATGTACAGGCAAGCAATGCTATACAAGATAATACTAAGCAATTAGCAGTAGCAATAGATAGACATCAACAAGAATGGGAAAAGTTGCGTCAAGAAGCTTTAAAGAACGAAGTTGAACCTACTCAAATGCCTAACATGGATCAAACCATCCAGAAGGCTACTGCTCTTATTAGTGGAATAGGCCAACCTAGTGATAGTGGCGGTGGTATCTTAGATGCTGCTGTCCGTGAAATGGGTATTGAACCCGAACAAGCTTTGCAAGCCCTAAAAGGCTTAATGCAAGGTGGACCACCGCAATAAAGGTGTTTTAAAATGCGTAAGGAATATGAAGAAGTAGCTAAAAGACGTTTAGCTAATACAGCAAATCATGGTAGTCATAAGATTCACCCTGATGTGTTGGCACGCAAAGCCCACGTAGACGCGGAGTTTACATCTAGAGTTTTAGATGAATTCTTCATGTCTTCGTATGGTGAAATATTAGTGGACTACTTTACCCAATGGTTAAAGACAGATCCACATGAAACCAAAACTCGTGAATTCTTATACTCGTGTGCTATGGCCTTGGGTTCCGTGAAGGAACAGCTAGTTAGACAAGAGTTATATGGAAAGAATGTACCAGTTATGGATGATATAAAGAATAAAGCGGCCCAGGCCAATGAAGGAGAAGATTAATGTCCCTTATAGTAGACCCTACCCCTACGGATGGCGCTATGGATGTGGATGCAGCACTAGAAAAAGTATTGCAATCCAGTGAATTTTTTAAAGAAGCAGCAGATGGTGTACCTGAATTAGAGGAAGGTACCGAAGAAGCTAGCAATGATGATTCTGAGGAATTAGATGACGCAGAAACAGAGATTGAAGACGATGAACCTGTCGAAGAAATTTCTGAAGAAGAATCCTCCGATGAGGATGATGCAGAAGATCCTGTAGATGACCCCGTAGGGGATATGCTAGATCCTAATGAATATGATCTAGATAATCTGCTAGTAAATGTAAAAATTAACGGAGAGGAACATATAGTATCCGTTAATGATGTTATTAAAGGTTACAGTACTGAACAATCCTTAGGCGCTAAAGGTCGTGAATTCGGTGAAGAACGCAAAGCGTTTGAAGCTGAGAAGGCCAATTACAGCCAAGAGGTAACTGCATTGGCATCCGCTGCTTCTGAACAGCTAATGTCTAATGAGAAGTACTGGGAGCAACAGTATGTGTCTATTGAGAAAGAGCGGGAAACTGCTCGTGATGATGGTGATACATATCAAGCTTCAGAACTTAAAGAAAAATTAGGGCAAGCTCAAGAACAGTACTGGAATGCACGAAAGCAACGGGAGTCGCTGACTACCGCTGCAAAGTCAAGAGAATCCAGCATGGATCAACAAATGCTAGCTAGGGGTGTTGAACAATTCAACGCAACTATCCATGAGCATATTGAAGATTGGTCTGATGAAATGGCTGTCTCAGTACGAGAGTTTGCACTAGCAGAGGGTTTACCTCAATCATTGCTTGCAGTGGTTACTGATCCTTCCATTATTAAATTCGTAGACGACTATAGACGTATGAAAACTAATGTATCCGCAGGTGCCAAGAAGCGAGCTAAGGTTGCAACCAAAAAAGCTCCACCTAAAAAGGGACAAAGTTCAAGTCAAAAAGATCAGACACGCAAGTTATCTAATCGCAATAAAGTATTATCTGGAAATGGTGATGCTAGTGACGAGAAAGATTTCTTACGGGCCTTAGCATCTAGATCGTTAGGAGAACAATAATGAGCGAGCAATTAGAAAAGGCTTTAGAAATCTTAGAGCGACAAAGAGCGCCTTTGTTAAGGGAAATTACCTACAACGAAGGACGTGCTAGGACCATTGCACCCCAACTTTACTATGTAAATTTGTTAATACTGCAATTAAAAGACGAGATAAAGAGCTTAACTGCTGAAATACCTCGGGGTGTAGGTCGCCCAAAGAAAGAAGCATAGAGACAAAAACTCTTTAACAATATAAAATTAATTACGAGATGGCGGCTAAGGCCCCCTACCAATAAAGTAATTACAGAAGAGAGAATAGTAATTTGACCAGAGGCTGTTCTCAACTCTGCGACGTAGATGGATGTGAATAATATGTATGGAGATGGAGGCTAACGCTTCTTACCAAGATATGTAAACTGCGCATAATTCTTTACTCAGCGGTCGTTAAGTTAAATTTTAATATCTAATAGGAAAATAGCAAAATGGCTAATTATACTTCTACAGGCCCTCGGGGCAAGAACGCTTCTGCTACTACTGAAAAAGAAGACTTGGCGAACTTTATCTCGATGATTACTCGTGATGAGACTCCGTTTACTTCTTCAATCGGTACTTCAAAAGCAACTGCAATCTTTCATGAATGGAACACTGACGAGCTAGATACTGTTCGACAGTCTACTGTTGCTGAAGGAACTGACATCGGTTCTACTTTTCAGAACCCAGATGCTCGTGCTCGTTTGGGCAACTATACTCAAATCAACTCCAAGCAACTTAAAGTTTCTGGCACCAAGCGTGCTGTAGACCAAGCTGGTGTAGCTGATGAGTATTCTTATCAACTGAAGAAGCGTGGCACAGAAATGCGTCGTGACTTTGACATCCATGCAACTAGCTACATTGGCGGTTCTACTGCTGCTGGTACCGATGCAGGTGCTAACAGTGGTGGTGCTATTCGTCGTGCTGCTGGTTACTTGTCGTTTGTAAACGCTGCTAACGTAACTAGTGCAGCTACTACTGCTGGATCTGGTGATGGTGATGGTACTGTCTCTGCCGTTGGTGCAGCTACTGTACTTCC